GCATGTAGTGATCAGTAGAAGAACCTGCGCCCATGATGTGCTCCTTTGACTCTTTTAATATACATGAAAACCATCCCCTGTGGGGGGATGGTGTGACACTTATTCAACTGGTTATTATTGTTTATCACTTAGATACAGATCATATAAGATATTTTCCATCTTTCTTGCCTCAATTTCATGTGGTTGATGTTCATAATCGTAATTTTCCACCGGTTCTTGACAATATCTCATTTTTCCATTGCGAAACCGCAGTTTGCCATCAATCCATTGTCCCATGTGAGTCAATTCATGAAAAAGAGTTTTTATATACAACTCCCTCTCAATATGTGCCTGAATGTCAATCAAGAAAGCACGAGGGCGACTTGATCTACCATTTACATCACATAATCCCACAACTCTGTCACATTTTAATCCACGGTGAACAATATCAATATCAAGTTTATGTCGTGGATAATAGTTATTCACAAACCAAGAGGTAACATCCTCACAGAGTTTTTTAGAATAACCGTATCCAGAATGATAGATGTAAGACATTGACCCCAATGTAGAAACCAAATGAATGAACTAATGAATAAAAGTTTCTCCTTACTTGACATTCTCCTCCAGATAATGAGCGGTGGCAAAGTGATCAACAATGATGTCACATACCAGGCAAACAATTTCTTCATCTACACTATTCATCCGCAGAACATCAGCAACCTCCGTCTCAATAGCAGCAGAATGTAGATAGTCACCCACACTATATGAGCAACCAATATCATTTTGTGACCTATTCAGTTGTTCAATAGCGAAGCAGGACATGGTTTGTCTCTCAACTGTTATCAGTATACAACAAAAAAGAGGGGCGTAAACCCCTCTTGTGACACTTATTTACTTGTCCACTATCTTTACGGATCGTATGTTTCTACTGCTACATCAGACAATGCTGGGTCATCGTAATAGTATTCTTCATAATAAAATGAAGTCTCGTCATCACTTTCTTGAACATCTATGCCCATGATGTGAAAGAACTCCTCCTCATTCATGATACTTTGTAGTCTCCCAGATTCTCCACATAGACATCATTTACCTGCTCATTTCCTTCCAGTTGCAGGAGCTTTTCCCACTCCCATCGTGACGGTGGTTCACTCGCTGTGCCGTCAATCATCACGTCTAAAGTAAGACGATAGCGAGTAAGTTTCTTAGAAAGTGTTGCCATGAGAGACTCCGGTGATAGTGGTTCTAGTTTACTTTGATTGAGTATTTTTGTCAAGAAGTGATGCTTGACGCTCAATCTCACATTTGAGTTTCCACAAATGTCTTTGCAAATAGGTAGTATAATCCAGTTTCTCACTTAACTTAAACAGGTTATCTACCTGTGAGTGAAATGACCACAGGTTAAACCTTCTTTTCTCCTCATCCGTATATTTATGAGAGTTACCAAAGTTTTGTAACATTAGAACTCATTTAGTAGTTTTTTGGTCTCAGAATCGAATTCTTCCACTACACCTGTGGGGTTCCAATCTCTCTCGGTAGACTCTAGAAATGCCTCCCAATCATCGTTCTCGATCTCACGAATGTCAAAAGTTTCGTAATCCATTAGTCAATAAACTCCCTGAAGGTGGTTGCAATTTGTTTGAGTTGTTTCCTATCTTCTTTAGAAAAAAGATCGGAAGGATATTCTGCACTGAGAAGCAGAGTAGAAAATTCAGACCATTCGAGTGTGATACTCTTGCCTGAATAATCATCGTGGATTGTGAAATTATTCACAGAACTCCATTACATAAAAGGGAATGGACACACCGAGGTTATTAGTCTTGACAAGCACATCTTCGATATACTTGTCAAGTTCCTCTGACATTTGGTCATCACGATAATAGTCCGGGATGCCAACCGTAATTTCGACTTCCTGGGTCATGATAACCTCCTAAACATGTTAATAATTATACAGGATGTTCTGCCCGTGGTCAACAGGCAAGAGCACCTTCTGGAATATCAACAATTTCAGGTGCCCAAGTATCATCAAACTGGTGCATATCGTATGCTACCCACTCACCGTTGCGGAAGATGTAAGAGTATTCTTCACCATTAGAGAAGAATTCTGCCATGCCATTGTCATAGCGAGGAGGGCAATTTTCACCGCGAGCAGAATAATACTCGGGAGAACGTTGACCCTCTGGGAGATCTTCACCCCAGATAGAATCAGTCCAACAAGATGACATATCACCGCCATCAATCAGTTCTGCTACTTTCTCCTTTGTATTGTAATGCGTCGTAAGAATCCGACCCAACCAAGAAGGATAACCATCCCAATGATGATAAACAGAAAGAATAGATTCATCTTTGAGTTGAATACCGATGCGTGAACGAGTTGCCATAATGAGAGAAAATGTGTGAGAGGCGGTTCTGCGGATGAGAACACATTTAATTTACCTCTCGGGTTGTTGTGTCGGGTCTCCCCTCCACCTCTTTAATATACATGAAAAAGGGGGGTTAGAAACCCCCCGTGTGACACTTATTGGACTGTCCTCAGGTAGTGAACGCTTCAATCACTTCACTATTAACTTCATCGAGCAATGAATATGCTCTAGCATCTTGTATATTTTTCCTGAGATTGCCATAGAATTGTGGATACTGTTCTTGATCATATTCTGTGATAAGATCAAAACATTCTTCATCATCTTTTGCAACTACGTTCCACACACCACCATATTCAGATGTAGGGAAAGGACAGAAATGGTCCACGATGTAGAGATACTTCATTTGCTCCTATTGGGTGACATTTTATTATACCACACTATCGCGTGATTTGACATACTCCAGTTCATGATAATTTTCAGGGAAACATAAAACTAGGCAATGAATTTTCTTGTGCTTTTCATTCATTGTATATTCGCAGGGAGGTTTATCTCTAACACTAATTTCGATTGTGATGTAATACTCACTGGAGAAATAAACCCACCCCTCAATAACTCTCCCCAGAGAGTCTTTCCATCTTACATAGTCATCAACTTTGGGCAAATAGGAGTTGTTCAAGTCCATTGAGATTAAGTTGCATTGCAGTATAAGGAGTCGTGTTCTCTATGTTTACCTGTTTTCCAACTTTTGTGGAATTGATTGGTGCATAGTATTGTTGTTTTTTGGGGTTGTAGAATCCCCAAATACAACGACATTCATTATGATCATTGTAATTAAACCCACGCTCATAAACAGTCCAAATTGCAACAGTAGAAGCGTTTTTGCGAACTGTTTCGTAGCGGTATCCTTTTGGGGGTTGATGGGAGAAATCATGAGGAAGTTCAATCATTATCAGGAACTGCTTTAAGATATTTGGGATTGTAACCCTCATTCATCAGTTGTTCGAGTCTTACGCTACACTGTTCTTTGGTCAGTTTGCGACAACTTGCTTCCTCAATTTGATGCCATCCAGTTGTCTCATTGGATAGAATCTTCCAGAGTTTAGTATCAGTCATGGTTGTACTTTGTCGAATACAGCGGTCACGCCCATAATGCGTGCGTTAGGGTGTTGAGCAAGGGCAACTTGTTTTGCCTCATTGTAATCTTTGGCGAGGCATTTGACACTGAATACCTTGCCGCTGACATAACATTTAACATCGCATTGCATGGATCTTGCTCCATTTACTACCTACTATTATAGCATAGTTTTAGGAGGGTGCTACTCATATTGATCTGATAAAGGTCAGATCAAAATCATCAGACTCTGAGAAATAGTCTCTGGGTTCTTCTCTTTCCTCTAGCAGATTGTAACCAGTAAGGAAGAAATCAGAGAGATCTGGATCTGCACTTGCAGTCACACAAGCACCATTGTCTCTGATATTGTAGAGTTTAGAAGAAGGGATACAACATGCCTTACCTTTTTTCACATCAGTGATAACAAAGTAATCAGCAAGTTTATCTTCATAATCTCCTGCTTGACGACGATTCTTGAGGATCAAACCTCTCACTGCCATCTGTGATTTGTTTGAGAATTGAGTTACTTTAGATTCGTACGTTGTGTTGTTTGGGCCGATCAAATCAACACCGGGAAGATTAACTCTAGTGAGCAATCCATTGCTATACACATCAAGTGCTTTCTCAACTAATTCTCCTGCTTTAGGATACCTAAGATTGTTGTCAGTGTAACCATGAATTGTCTTTAATAGTTTAGAGAAACGATTAAGATCAAAGGTATGAAAATCAATCATGATGTCAACGTCGAACCTCAGAAATAGCAGGTTTGCCTTCCTCAAATACAGTATTTACGACTGCTTGCACACTACGAGCAGTAGAAATACCAACTTTGTCAAACACAGGGACGCAAACAAGTCCAAAGGACTTCTCAGTGCCACCCAGACGGATTACACGCCCGATTGATTGACTGATTCCGATATAGTCCATGTTCCGCATAAAAAGGACCGCTTCTAGACCCTTTACGTTGATACCTTCAGACAAGATAGAGTGGTGCATAACTACAAAGCGAGTATCATCCTGACCCCACTGATTGAGAGTCTTGAAGAAAGTCTCACGATCAACTTTCTTGCCGTTGATGATAGCACCAGTCTTGGCAGTGATGAACATCCAGTTGTAACCACGTTGATACAACTCAGCACAGAAGTCAGACTGAGAAACAAGGTTGACAATCTGCTTGGTGGAACGTGCAGCAACCAGGATTTTGTTGAGTGAGTTAGCATCAATGGTGTCCAGCAGATTCTTACAATCAGACTGCTTTTGGTCACCAGTTGGCAACTCTTGCACCACAACTTTAGGAGGGAGAATGTAACCCTGTTGCACAAGTTCAGGAGCAGGAACACTACAAATAACCTGACCATATACTTCAGGATCGTTCATTCCTGGTTTGAAGATAGTCAGACTGTGCTTTGGTGTAGCAGTAAAGAAATAAGTGCGATCAGAGTCAGCACTGAAAAACTCAGTAGCAGGGAAAAAATTACGCTGAACCGAGTTGTGCGCTTCATCAAAATAAATGGTGTTGACTTCGATGTCTGCCTCTTGAATACGATGCAGGGAGTGATAAGTGGTGAAGATGATAACATTCTCACCAGCAGTGCGGGCAGTGTTAGCAAACAGGTGAATCTGTGCTGGTTTGGTGCTACTGAAGTGATGAGTTTCACCACTGTGAACGTGCATCACATGAGTGTAGGTAGTATCAACCAACTCAAGAAATTCTTTGCAGAGTTGTTCTGCAAGCAGAATACGAGGAGCAACAACAACAGTAGTGGTGCCAGATGGGATCGCTTGCTGATGAATAGTATCCTGAATCATGCAGATAGTCTTACCACCACCCGTAGGAATGATGACCTGACCTTTATCATTATCCCACATAGCATTAACTGCTTTGTGCTGGTGTGGACGGAGAGTAACGGTCAAGTGCTTTGCTGTCGAATATGAATATAGTATGGCATGAAAAAAGGGGTCCGTCAAGACCCCTGTGCCACTATCTCAATCGTCACTGTTCCAGAAGTCTTCCCACTCTTTTTGTGACTTTGCTTCAGTGATTCTCAAATTTGGTATTGGTTTGTGTGTAGATTTTATGTGTGCGATTGTATTTGCTGCCTTATTCATTCGCTCTAGATGATAATCTACGAGTTCTTGCAAAGCATCAACAATTACCCCTGTAATTTCTTCTGGGGTACATTCAGTTTCGATTGAATCGCATACAGCATCTTTGAGTTTTTCTAGACTGTATTTTTTGTACTCAAAGTTCTCCACGGTGGTCCATTGTGACTGCTTCCTTTATGATACCCTGTATCTGCTCAGGTGTCAAGCGATTCAACCATTTCCATTTAGGATCGTTCTTGTCCCACTCTAATTGATAGCTACCATCTTCTTTTTGTGTTACTTTGAGACTATCCATAATTAAACTCCTTGATATTATTCTGCGGACAATTTCATAGAGGAAGCAAATGCTCTATCGGACCACTTCCATCTGATTTGAAATAAATATTCTCCACCTGCTTTTACTGTAACTGTATTTTTAGATGGTGTTACTTTTTTATCAAATCTTGCTCCCTTTTTAACTATCTTACCAACTTTAGAATTTGCTATTGGATCATAAAAACTTGTTGTATAATTTCCATTTGTTCCACTACCAGTGATTTTAACATATGGAAGTCTCATGGTCTCTTCATCTTCATTGCAAATATCTGCACCTAAAAATACCTGTTGTTCCCAACTTTCCATACTTCCTGTTAAGTGGTTGTATAAAGCATCTCTAAGTTCTTGATAACAAGGAACACCATAGGTATCTTGAACCGCTTTGTATATTTGTGGATTGTTCTTAAAAAATGTTTTTCTAGCACCATCTGTATCTCTTACATCTCCCAACTGAGATTTTACTATATTTCTATACTTCTCAACTATTGCTGTAAAAGGTTTTCCACTCAACCCTAATTGTGATTCAACAGTTC